TCACCTCGTCAGGCTGTGGACGCCGGTGCCGCTGCCGTTCCACCATGCACCGGCCTCGACATGGTGCAGCCTGCCGTGCAGCCGCATCGGCAGCACATACTGCACCACCGCCGCATTTTCCACCGCAGCGGGCACAAAGCCCGGCCAGTCCTCCCACTGCAGCACCGGCCCCTCGCCAAGGCAGAGCCGGTCACCCGGGGCCAGCGTGTAGTCCGCGCCGTAGCGCGCCGCCGTCTGCGGTATGACCACCAGCAGCGCCGTGCCCTGCCGGGTGCCGCCCGCATCGGGCAAAGCGCGCCTGCCCTGCTGCCAGTACACGCCCCGCAGCACGCGGCGCACCACGCGGCGGTGCGCTGCATCGGGGTGGTAGAGGGTCACGGTCTCGCCGCAGAGCTTATCCATTGTTCACCCACCGCCCTATGCTGTAGTAGTATCCGGCCTCGCGCCGGTAATGCCGTGCGCGGTCGTCCAGCGTGCGGGCGCAAAGTTCCGGCGGGGCGGTGTAGGTCTCGCTCACGCTGCCGATGCTCACCCGCGCCAGACCGCGCCGCTCGTCCTCCTGCGCAAATTCATACATCGCATCGGCGATCGCGCAGAGCGCCATCTCGGCGGCGGTGTCCTCGGTATACGCCCCCGCCGGGGTCATGGGGTAGATGCGGCGCATACGCTTCAGTTCAATTTCAGCGCGCTTCAAAAAGCGCGGGAACTCGCTCTCGGGGATATCCTCCCCGGCGAACTGCTCCTTATAAAAGGTGTAATCCGGCATGCGCCCGCCCCCTTACGCCTTAAACTTTGCCAGCACGACCTTGGCCTCGTTCGACAGCACGGCGACATAGAACTCGTCTGCGGTGATCTCGGTGGTGCGGGTCTTGGGCTTGCGCTCGGTCTCGATGTTGACCTCGCGCTTACGGTAGATGGTCAGGGCGGGGATCTCATCGTCCACCTCGGGGTCAGCCTCCAGCTTGACGATCGGGCAGGCGTAGACGCCGTCCGCCAGCGGCACCTTTTTGCTGGGCACCAGACGGCAGCCTGCGATCATGCCGATCTCACCGGTCAGGCCGACACCGGGGGTGTACTTGTCCGCGCTGAGGAAGTCAGGGTTTTTGCGCAGCTGCGTGACCTGCTTGGGGTGGATGAACAGCACCTTGTCGGAGCAGCCCATCTCCTCCTCAAACAGATCGACCGCGTCCACGATCGCATTGTAGCTGATGGCGGCCTTGCTGCCGTCATAGATCAGGCTGGCCGTCTGCAGCGCCTCCATGCAGTCGCTGTCGATCTTGGCGGCAATGGCCAGCGCCAACTGGGTGTTGGCCTCCCCCACCGGGTTGCCGTAGCCGGACAGCACCGCCTCATCGGTCAGGCCGATACCCTTCATCGCCTTTTTGATCTTAGCCTTGCGGGTGGAGGTCGTCATCTTCTCGATGGCGACCTCGCCGCCCTCGGCCACATCGGACGCATCGCCGATGTAGGTGTAGGCGGGCACCGTGATGGTGTCGCCGGGCACACCGGCGAGCGTATCATCAATTTTGGCGAACGGCGCCACGCGCAGCTTCTTGGGGATACGGGCCGAGACCATGTCGCCCATGACCTCCGGGTCGATCAGATCGGACAGCTTCGTGATAAAATCAGACATAAAATTTTCTCCTTTTCAAATCCGATTGCTTTGTAGGGGCCGGGTATGCCCGGCCCTCAACTTTTTTGTGGTTGCCTCTTTTCCTGTTTGCCGCAGGGGTGACCTTACCCCGCCTCCTACTTCTTCATCTCCTGATACACCCCCGGGTTTTCCCGCTTCAGCGCCAGCCGCTCGCGGTAGCCCATGCGGTCAAATGCCGCGCGGTCAGGCGTCACCGGCACACTGCCGGTCCCCGCCGCATAGGGCGCCGGGGTCATCTGATTCTGCTCGTCCATCAAGCCTCACCTCCCTTCTGTCTCTCCGCGCCGATAAACCGGCGCCGTATCTCGGCCAGCTCCGCCTCTGTCTCGCACGGCAGGTCAAAATACCATGCCAGCGCCAGCTCGGGGCGCAGCAGCCCTGCATCCACCATCTCGCGCTGCTCTGCCCAGACGCGGGCGCGGTCATACAAAACGCCGTCGCCCCAGTCTATAGACGGGGCCGCGTCCGCCGCACCATGCGGCACACCGTACAGCGCGCCCAGCGTGCCGCAGAGTGCCATCGCCTGCCGCACGGTGTCCGCCCAGGCGGCCTGCAGGTCGCGGATGGTCAGGTCATAGTCCACCGCTGTTGCGGTGATCTCGGTCGCGGTGCGCGGCTCGCCGGTGCCGTCCAGCTCGCTCAGGATTCCGCGGCGCAGCCCCAGCAGGCTTTCGCAGCCGCGTAAAAGATCCTGCTTGCGGGCCAGATAGCTCTGCTCCCGCAGGGCCGGGCTGTAGACCGTCACCCCCACATTGGCGGGGTCGTCCGGCAGGCCGACAAACAAATCATCGCGCAGCGTGCGCCGCCCCTGTGCATCAGGCCGGAGCAGATCCTCCGATGCAAACACCCGCGAGGCACCGTTCGCAAACTCGGTGTTCAGCTGCTCCTCGCAGCGGGCCAGCGCGTGCAGCAGCCCCGCCGCCGGGGCGTAGATGCCCACGGCATCGGTGCTGCCGTCCACGCAGTTCATCAGTGGCATCCGCAGCACGGCCAGCCCCACACCCTGCACGCCGGGCAGCACCAGCTGCGGCACCAGCGCCGCACAGGCGGGCAGGGTGCTCAGCGGCACGCACCGCCCCAGCACCTGCCCGTTCAGCTCAAACAGCCGTGTCTCGATGGTCAGCCCCTCGGCACCGGCCGTGCGGCGCTCCAGCAGGGCATACTGCCGCCCGTCACAGCTGTGGCGCTCCATCGTGCCGACCGCCAGCAGCCGGCCGTGTGCATCCCGCGCCAGCGGCACATAGCAGTCGCGGCGGATGGCCGTAAAGTCAAACCCGCCGTCCGCCGGCACCGGTTTGAGCAGACATTCCCCGCCGACCAGCGCGTACTGCATGGCGGTGCGCGCCGCCGCGTTCAGGGCTTCCAGACTGCGCTGCACGGCCTCCGGCGCAGCGGCCGGCAGCCGGGTCTCATACTCGGCAAACACGGTGCGGCAGAGCTTGCCCACGATGAGCGCCGCCAGCCGCGGGGCCGCATCCTCGCCGGGGCGCGGCGCGCCGTAGTACAAATCCAGCCACTCCCGCAGCGCAGCCCGCATTTTCGCCGAGGTCACATCGCTTTTTCCAAAAGCCTGTTCCAGATAAGTTTGTATAGTCCGTTCCTCCTTTCTTAAAGCCTTCCCCCTGCGGGGGAAGGTGGCGCCGCAGCGCCGGATGAGGGGCAGCGTTTCCGGCGCATCCCATAAACGGGCAATCCCGGCAGCTTCGCCCCTCATCAGTCAGCGGTCGGAGCCGCTGACAGCTTCCCCCAAAGGGGAAGCCGCGCTGCCTCAATTTCCTCTCCTTCTCCACACCCCTTCCAGCGCGTAGCGCACCGCATCAATGTGGTGGTTGTTCACATCGGGGTAACCGGGCAGCACCTCGCCGGTGCGGGGGTCGCGCGCATACTCATACTCGCTGAATTCGGCCGCCGTGTCCGGGCAGCGCGCCGGGTCGATGACGATGGCCGCCAGCCCCTGCAGCCACTTCATGCTCTGCCGCACGCTACCGGGGCCCTTTTGCGCCGCACGGCAGGGCAGCCCGGCGGCGCGGTAGTCGGCGCAGGATTTCGGCTCGGCGGCGTCCGCCGTAAGCGGGCCGCTGTCAGGGTCGGTCAGGCCGCGCTCCGCCAGCAGCCGGGCCGTCTCGCGGTTGGGGGTGCGGCGGCGGGTCAGTTCGTCATAGATGATCAGCGTGCGCCGCGCCGCATCATAGCACACCGCATTGTAGGCCCATGGGTCGGGGTACCAGCCCCAGTCAACGCCGTGGTAGACCCGGTCGCAGCGGTCCAGCTCGTCCTGCGCAAGGGTGCGCAGCTGCAAATTGTCAAACACCGCCGCACCGCTGCCCACCACCTCGCCGCCGTACTCATGCCGGTATGCCGCCGGGTTCGTCCGCTCAAGATGCGCTGCGTCCTCCCAGAACCGCTCCCCCAGCAGCCCGCGGGGCAGGTCGCGGTAGGTCGAGTGGTGTACCAGCTTGCCGGGGCGCTGCTCCAGCGCGTAGCGGTTGACCCAGCTGCGCGCCATAGCCGGCGGGTTGAAGCTTTTCAGCGTCAGCGCCCAGCTGCCGCCGCGCAGCACCGTCTGCTCGACATTGCGCACCTCCTCGGGGCCGTCAAACTGGTCAAGCTCCTCAAACCAGCAGACCCCCACCGAGCCGAACGGCAGCTTCAGACTTTTCAGCTTGCCCGGGTCGTCCAGCCCGAAGAACAAAATTTTCTGCCCGGTCGGCAGGTAGGTACATTCCATCGGGCTGACCGTGCAGCGGAAGTACCCCGCGCAGCCCAGCTCCCCGATGGCCCATACGATCTGGTTGTACACACTGTTGCGCAGCGTGCCGCCCACCTTGCGCAGCACCACGGCATGGCAGTCCGGGCGGCGCAGCAGCTGCCACACAAGCTCGATGGACAGATAGCTGGACTTGCCCGACCCGCGCCCGCCCTTGGCCACGACCTCGCTGATGCCGCCGCTGCGTATCGCGGTATGCACCGGCCAGAAAACGCCCGGTATCTTTTCTTTCAGTCTCACCCGCATCGGTCTGCCGCCAGCTCCTCTCTCTCATTCGTCCACGATGACGACCCCCTCCTCCCTTGCGCCGTCCCCCAGCCCCAGATGCTTGTAGAGCATCTCAAGCGCGCGCAGCTTATCGGCCACCTTGACCGGCGGGCCGCCCTCCTCCCCTGGGACGGCGAAGGCGATCTCGGCCAGCTCGCCCAGCACATGGTCCGCGTTAATTTCGCACAATGACATTCCTCCCTTCGGGCATGAAAAAACTCGCGGGCGACTTACCTGTCTCCCACGAGTTTCGATGCTACCATATTACCACTATTGGTTGTGAAATACAATGAAATCCCGTGAAGTCTCTGCGAAATTTCGGGAAATGTTTTTCACGCCTCCTTTTCCGGCTCCATCCGCTCAACCGCCGCGCGGTGCAGCTGGTAGACCCGGCGCTGCACCACGCCCATCGCATCGGCGATCTCTGCAAAGCTTTGCCCCATGAGGTAGCGCCGCTGCAGCACCTGCCGCCCTGCGCTGTCCCCCACCGTCAGGATGCCGCGCATCACCTCCATCCGGGCCGCCATGCAATCATCCAGCTGCTGCGCCAGCCTTTTCTGCGCATCTTCGATATGTTCCACCGCGCGGGGCAGCCGGTCGGCATCGGGGCCGCTGCGCCCCGGCATACCGGACATGCACGCCGTCACCCGCGCCGCATCGCTGCGCAGCACCGTGATCTCCTCCTCCAGCATACGCTGGCAGCTCAGCGCGGTCTGGTAGCGCCCAAGCCACGCCACTTTTTCCTGATAGTTCATCGCGTTCCTCCTTTATTGCCTCTGTCGTTGCGGAAAATGTTGGTTATCTCCATCCTATATCAACAACCGCCAGTTGTCAATAGTATTTTAACAACTTTTCTTTGTCAATACAAAAAATGGGACTTCCACTCTCTTTTTCATCTCCCGCGCTTGACACCCGCTTCCATCTATGCTACGATGACGATACTACGAGGAAAAGGAGTGTCCCACCATGAAGTGCATAAAAGGTATCTGGCTCCGCTGCGGTCTGCTCCCGTACTATCTCCGTGGGCAGCAGCTTGCTCTTGCCCTCCTGCTCATGGATAAGCCGCGCACCGCCGCCCAGCTCGCGGCGGCGCTCACCGAAAGGGGCTATCCCAGTGACCCACAGACGCTGGAAAAATCGCTGGCCCGCCTTGCAAAGCGCGGCATCGTGTCGGTCTCCGACGGCGTCTACCGCTGCACAGTCTCCAAGCTGGACGCCGCCCCCTACACGGAAAATCAGCTGCTCGACCTTGTCGGCATGACGCAGAGCACCGTAAACGGCACTGCCTTTTACACCGCCGCCCCGCCTGCAAGCGTCAGCTCCCGCGGCCCCAGCGGCTCCTGA